TTAATTAGTACCATAATAATTCCATTAATTGCTTGACTATCGCGTAGAGAATTCCACGAGATTTTATTATTCTCGACTCTAACAGTGAAATAAGATCCTCGATTTCTAGCTACAATATAGGCGACCAATGACCGCCCTTTAGGAATATTATTATAAGTTTTACTGCCATTCTGAGTGACTGCTATTTGGTCAAAAATAAATGAACGCCCTGTGATTTTTATTGGCTTTCCTTTTTCATATATCTCTATTCCCCACGACATGAGAAATCCTCTACGGCATCAGGAGATACCCATCCTCCTAAGAATTTAAATCCTAATTGAGGTACAGCATGATAAAGAGGCCCTTTAATGGTTTCTCTCTTTTTATCAAACTTTACCAATACAGGTTGTTGATAGTGAAATGTTTTTATTTGGTAAACACCTTGGCAATCGACTTTCTTATATCCAGAGGTACACCCTGACAATAATAATGCTGTAATTAAAACAATAAACTTCATACGCTACCCTAAATAACCTATTTTTGCCGCTAACTGATTGTTTTCATCGTAAACATAAATAGTATTATTTGTGATCACTAACCGCCCTTTTGTTCCTCCTGAGTTAATATCTAACCGTCCACGAAATACTGCATCATTTAATTCCACATTCCCTGTTGTGGCATCAATATTAAATCCTTTCTTGCCCGCTAAATAATTAATTGAGGTTATCTTTTTACCTACCGATAATTTATCAATGGTTGCCTTGCTAAATAATGCATCATTGAAAAAAGCTTGTCCATTTTGAATAACAAAAGGTGTCACCACTTTGCCGTTTAATGACGATATCACCGCAAAGTTTTGGGCATTAACCAGAAATTGACTATTTCCTTGTGCATTAAATCCTAAGCCAATGCCCGTAATGACTTTATTCCCTTTGCTATCTTGTTGGACTTTCATTGTCCATGATGCCGAAATTTTGCCATTTATGTCTGTGACCACTTTCGAAGTTTGCTCAATTTTGGCTGAACTTGTACCCACTTGGCTTTCTAACCGAGTCACTTGCTGGGCGGTCGAGGTCACCTTACCTGAAACCTCGGTCACTTTGGTTTCAAGTTGGTTTACCGCATTCGCCGTTGCATTGGCTTTCTGCTCGCTGGACTTAGGCACTTCATTCACCACAAACCCTTTTGGTGCCACCGATTGTTTGTTATTGGTGTAAGTGCTGGTGATAATTTGATGGTTAACACTCTTGTGTTTAGTTAACTGATATTTTGCCCCTCCTCGCAAATAAATATATTCCACAGAGCTATTCGTTAACTGAGCAGGTCCCATCACAGAGGATTGATTTGTCCATTTCCAATCAAAATTATCAATGATGCGGTTTTCAGACTGGGTTCCCCATCCAGAACCACTGACTTGCCATTCCACAATCATGGCAAAGCCTTTGGTGCTGTGAGTCGCATAGCTAGGTTTATTGTCTGAATATTGCCCTAAAGTTCTAAAGACCTTAAAGGCATAACGACGAGAGGTCGCTAATGGCAAAATCACCGGATAATAGGTGTTTTCATTGAGTATCGATAAATCTAAATCCACCACCACAGACTCCGTTAAATCGGCTTTTACCGTCTCTAATTTGCTGGATAACGCTTGTACTTGAGAGGTTGCGGAGGTGACTTTGCCATCGAGATTAGACACTTGCGTACTTAACGCATTTACCACGCTACTATCAGCTTTTCCCTTCAGTGTTGAACTGAGGGCTGAAATATCTTTCGATTGTGCTTGCTGTTTCGAGGTGAGAGTTTCTAATGATTTATTAATCGCGGAAACATTCCCATTCATCCGTGTTTCCAATGATTGTCTGGCTTTGGCTTCCGCTTGATCACCTGTAACTCGCGCTTGCTTCTCGGCGGAGATAAGTCCTGCGGTGACTTTCGATAAATCATTGCCGGTATAATCACCACGAAGTTGAGTGGCTAAGGATTGCCGTTGTTGTGCTTCGGTTTGATCACCCTCAATACGTGCTTGTTGCTCTTGTTTGATTGTAGCGACCTGTGCTTCTGTTGCCGTTGAAACTTGGTTCATTCGCTCAGCTAATAATTTTCCTGCCTCCTCCAGTTTTTTTTCGCTTTCTTCAATCGTTGCTCCATGCCTCATCAACTCAGATAAAATCTTGTCGTGATTTATCCGCATCAACTCATGTAATTCAGTAATATCGAGTTGGTTAGCCTTGCTGTTGATCTCACCTAATAGGTCTTGCGCGAGTTGGTCTCGGCTAATTTGCCCCGCTAATTCCTCAAGAATTAAATCCGTTTGAGAAGAGCAAGTCCCTGAAGCTTCCACAAAAGGTGATTTGCCATAGCTGTTGATTGTTCGAACATAAAAATAATACGTATGCCCTGCTTTTAAATTCTCTTGCGTCCAGAAATTCCCTTGGCCAACTTTGTTTGTTTTGGTGATCACTTCATTTTCAGAAAGATTAGCGAGTTTTTCCTCACTAAACCAAAATTCAAAGGTATAACCAAAGACAGCGCTATCGCCTTGTTTCGGTGCAACGGTCAGATTAAATAAGCCAGAGGTAACATCAATATGCTCAGGAGGTGGTGGTGCTTGAATAGCAAAATCACTAATAGCAGGTGCCGACATTGCGCCGGCCACATTTGTTGCTCTGACTTCAACGCGATAAGTTCCTCGCGCTAATCCGTTAATATCAACACGCTCAGCCGGTACCTGAATAGATTGAATAACGTTGCCTTCTTGAAGAATAATGACGGTGTTATAGCGCACATCAGTAGCCACATTCTGCCAAGATAGTGTACCTTGTACGATGTCACTGACTGCAAGTGGAACAAAGGTAAGATTAATCGGTGAAGCAACACTGCCAGTAGGTAAACTCACAAATGGCGGACGCTCAAACGGTTTGCCAATCACATCTTCATATAAATAGGCACCATCCTCTTCCAACGTTAAAGCCACACCCTCTAAAGCATGAAAAGACCATTCGGCAATACGGAATTCCAGCCCACTAATCCCCAAAGCCGGTAATTCTAAAAGCACAACTTCTCCCGGACGATAAGCATAGCCGTCTAAGTTCATCGTGAGTTGAACCCGTCTTCCTGCTTTCTTTTTACGGAGATATTGGCGAGCTAATCGTTGGGCTTGATAAGGGCTTGTGACAAAACGATAGTCGATATTCTCTCGAATTTCTAAGCCATCCTCTTTCACCCATTCGTCTACAATCACAGGCGTGAAATCGGTTTTTGTGTATAACTGTTCGGCATCAATAAACGTGCCATACACCGCATTGGTCGCGTCTTTTAATCCTGTTTCAGGGGTACATGTGACAGTGCCAATCAATTGTGATTCGGTAATGGTCTTTATTGCAGGCCCATAATAAGCACCAATTTGAATACCGTGTTTTCCTGCGGTGAATGTCGGTTCAGCATTAATACATTTGTGCATCGCTTCCAAAATACTGGATGGACTTTCATTTAAGTCATAGGCACCATTAAGGGTATATCGCGACTCAAATCCACCTTCTGGCAGACTCACTTTTTCATCACATAAATCGGCTACCTGTTTAAAGCTGTCAAAATCAATATCTGTATCAGGTACTTTTAAATAATGGCGGTAATAATCCAAAATAACTAAAGCACCATTGTTACTCCACACGGTTTGCCCAGTGCGAGGATCAAACAGATGTTTTCCCCAGACTTCACATTTCACATTGGGTAATCCATAAGGGAATTTTTCTTGGTCAAACGTGAGTGTCACACGTAACCACGCCAGACCTCGACCAATCATATCCTCTTTCCATGACGTGCAATTTTTAAGCATAAAGGGATCGACATCTTCCCTATCGTTATGTAATTCCCATGAGGCTTTATCACCAAACGTCTCAATGAGATCATCTCCTAACCAAATCTTCCCGATTTTCTCTATGGGGTGCCCAGCAAGCGCCAATGCCAGTGTGATTTTTTCATTTTCATCTTGTTCTCCCGCTTCTTCTTCGGCGAAGAAAAGCAAACCCGATATCACTGTTTTTCCGACAATTACGGTTTCAGGCGCAGACGATGAACGTAACATCTGTTTGCGTTCACTGGTATCTCGATAATTCATGGAAGGCAGTTTAGGCTTAAAGATAAGCGAACCCGCGACTTGAACCGCAACGCCTGCTGCCATCAGTGCCATACCCATCGCCGAGGTGACGCCTCCGGTAAATAGCCCAGCAATCATTAAGCCTGCACCCACGACTTTTGAAATTAATCCACCACTCCCACCCATTATTCCACTCTCCACGCTTTGATTGGGTTAATCTGCACTGGCTTCACGCCTTGTGGGGTTACGCCCCAATAATGCCCCGCCCAGACCACCGCTAAACTGTCACCGTCCTCACCTTTAAACAATACGAGGTCGCCACGCTGAACGCGCTCAATCTCAATGGATTTGAAATAGCGTGATACGGCTTTCTCTAATGTGCCAAATTTAGATTTGATCAGGTTGAAGGCTTCGGCTTTGGTTTTATAGTGATTGAGATAAGGCTTTATTGGCGAGAAACCGCATTGTGCGTAAATACATTCAGAGGCGAAAATACAACAATCAAATTCACCCCATGAAAAAGGGCGACTCATCGCCGCCCTTATCGTTTCAGGTAATTTAAGTGTCCAGTTAGGTTGTTTCATGTACTGACCTTAAATAGCAAAAAACCCACAAAAGTGGGTTTAACAAGACAATAAGATTATTTATAAATAAATGCAGGTGCATCTTTCTTGCTGCCCCAATAAATCGCCCGTTCAGCCATTTGAGCAACATAACGAAAGATACGATCACCTTGTCTTCGAGATGACCACGACTCATCGGTGAATCTATCGGGTAACCCGATTGACCATCGTTCGAATCGATTAGAAACATTAACACATACGGCATTTTCTTCGCCAGACACCACATTGATAGATGTGATTTGTCCGATAAATAAGACTTCAGCAAGCAACGGTTTCCCCTCTTCGCCGATGGCAACCATCATCAACCGGACTTCGCGTCCTCGACTTTGCTCATTCATCACCATCCCCACCAGCGATTTATCAAAACCGGCTAATTTAAGCTGTAATTGTGGGGGACTGGTTGTCTTATTTCCTTTTAGCTGACTGATTTCGCCTAAACTGCCCACTCCCAAATAAGTTTCACCCGCAATAATCAGTTGCCCAACACCGGTATGCGCACAAGTGACGCCTGATTTCAAATCGAGTCTGGCGGCTAAAACAATATAAGCCCCCTCATTAATTGCTTTTACCATACCGTCAGAAAATGGATGATATTGCATTAGTACAACACCTCCTCAAAAGATAACGTGATATTGGTATACCCCAATCGACGATGCTGAAATTTACCCTGTTCATTATCAACAAGCCGAAAAACCCCAAAAGGACGCTCAACCTCAAGCATTTCATTAACAGTAGGTGACGTTCTTAACATCGGCGAAATAAGAATAATCGCACGGCCTTGATTATCACTGACCACATCCGCCACCACCATTTTGAGTTCATTACCCACAGTTAAGCGATCCCCTTGCTGTAACACGCGCATATTGCGCTTCCAGTCCTTTGTTTCTAGCCGATTACCTAATTGGTTCGGTATTGCAATACGAGGCGAACCATACCCATAACGCCCTTTTCTTATCCAACTGGCTATTTTGACTCGCCCCGACATGCCATCCAATGAAGCCACCAGCGCTTCTAACTGGCGCGATTTCTCTTCATTTAAATTATTGAATGTCAGCTCACAACGCCAACGGCTTCCCGGAAAGCGTACCGTTTGGCTACTTCCATTAAACGGCGAGGTAAAGGTTTTGCTGTTACTCAATAATTGCCAGTTTTCCTGTGTGGGGATCACCTCTTTTGGCCATTCAAGAATAGACATTTAGACTCCTAATGTTCTGCGTGCTGCGCCATTACTTTGAAAGTCTTGTAACATCATCGCGTGAGCTTTCTGTGCGCCGGCTTCTGTCCCTTGTTGTGCGGCTTCTTTCATTGCCTGCGCAAGTACAGCGTCACCATTTCCTGTCACTGTAATATGATTAACGACCGTCATTTGCACACCACCTGCACGGGCTAACGTCGGTTGCGGTGTAACGGGTATTCGTCCTGCGACCGCCCCCACAAAGCCCCCTGAAGCATAACCTTGCGCCGCATGCATTAAGCGATAGAGATTGCCGACACCCAATTTAGCCGTCGCTTCTTTGGTAAAAACAAACTCATCACCATGCACAATCCCTTTAGGTTCGAATTTGCCTCCATGCCCCGTATAACCACCATAAGCATGCCCTTTGCTCATCCATCCCATATCAAAGCCCATTGCCTGCCCGCCTGCTTCAATGGCTTTGAAAACCAACATTTTCATCACCATTCGAGTGATATCGGAGATCACCGCATTGGCAAAATCTTTAAAGCTTCCTTTGCCCGTTAAAGCAAAATCGGCTAATGCATCAGACATATTATTAAGCGCATTGGTGGTGACATTTCTGACGTTTTCCATCACATCCATGGCCGACTCACTGAAATCCGATAAGCCTTGTTTTAACCCCGCCATCGGATCGCCTTTCATGGCCTCTCGCTTCCTCAGCTCTTCCTCAATCTGCTGTTTAGTGAGTTCAACATTGCGTTGTAAGTTCACCAGCTCTTTTTCGCCTAAATCTACACTGGCTTGCTGATACCGCACATCAATCTGACGAAGGGCATTGAGCTTTTCTTGCTCTGCGCGTGACTTTCCTATCAAAGTGGTTTCAAATTGCATCTGCTCAATTTCTTTACTGCGATCATAAGCAAATTGCGCAACCGAGTTGGCACGCGCTAGATCATCAATGGCTTTCGCTTTTTCTTTTATCGTCTCAATGGCTTTGGGATCGATTTTTAAGATGGCATCAAACTTGTCTTTATTCTGTTTGATATCGGCTAATACGGATGTGTATTCATTAAAGGAAGAGGTAGTGCCATACAGCTGAATACTTTGTCCATCTGCAATCAGTGAGGCTTGTTTTTCCTCTAATTCCGTTAAGATTTTGGTGTATTGCTTGGCATAATCAATGGTTGATTTGTGGCTGGGCTTATACGTCCGTTTGGCTTGCAATGCCAGTTGTGCCTCAATTTCCGCTTGTAAGGCTTTATCGTAGCCTTGCATATCTGGCGTAATTTTGCGTGAAGCCAATACATCTTCTGCATTTAATTTCGCTAATGCCTTCCCTGTGGCTTGCGCTTTTGCCACTGAACGTTGCGATTTTTCAATCGATTCATCAATCTGTTTAGCAATCGCCGTGGCGGCATTCACTTGGCTATTTGTCGCCTGAAGCGTGATATCAATGAGTGATTCATATTCAATGCCTAAACTCTTTAAACTCGCCTTAAGTGAATTAATAGCGACATCAACATTTTGTAACTCAGTGGCATAACGTCTATATTCAGGGACTTGATCACCTACTTTTTCTTTGAGTGTCGCCAACATATTTTGCATATTGGCTCGCTGACGCTCTAAGTTATTAACTTGCTCTGCATACATTCCCATCGCAGCATCAAGCTCTTTTTGCTTTTCAGCTACTCGTTTAAGGTATAAATCCCCCACACCTTGTTCAGCAAACGCCTTTTCACTCTCAACGCTGTATTTTGATAGACCTTGTAAGGAAATAACCTGTTGTTTAAGTTCCTCGATTTTCTCCAATTGCGCGTTAATGCCCGATGAAACTTTGCTTAAATTCGCCACTAGCGTGGCATTGCTCATTTTGTTTAACGCTTCTGTTGATGTATCAAGGGAATTAGCAAATTCAATCGATTCGAGTTTGGCTTGTTTGACATTTTCGCTGTATTCATACAATCCCATTCCCAATGCTGCAACACCCGTCACCACTAATCCAATAGGGCCACCCGCTAATCCCATAACACTGTTAAGTGCTCGCCCCGCCACCGTTGATTGACGCCGAGCGGTCGTTAATGCACGTTGAGCAACGTTTTCGGCGGTTAATGCCTGTGTATAATTTAGAGAGGCTGTTCTTGCGAGTGACTTTGTGGCGATAAGGTTATCGAGTGCTATTTTTTCCGCGTTAGTGCCTCTAGTAACTTGATATTCCATTTTGGCTCTATTGAGCGCCGATGTGGCGGCTTCTTTATCCGCCCATGCCTTCCTCACGGCACTGGTTGCTGCCACACTGTTTGCCTCTGCACTCCGTAATGTGGCTTTGGCTTCATTCAACGTTGTCTGATTTTTCAGATAAGTGGCTTTCGTCCATTGAGAGAGCTTTGCTACCAATGCCGTAACTGCAATTCCTTCAACCACTTTAGCGACTAACGATAGATTATTGGCAAGAGTGGTCATCCCTGTGGTAAAAAGCTGAGTCGCACCTGTACCTTGATTCGCTTCACCAATAAATTTGGTCATCGCCGATTGAAGATTAGTGAAACCTTGGCTAACCGTTGTCACACTGGTAGCAAATTTTTTATCCACACTGTCGGCTGCACGCTCTAAGGCTTGAATGACTTTCTCAATCGTCATTTCACCGTCTTGGGCTTTCTTCCTTAATTCGCCCACACTGACACCCATTCCATCAGCGATGGCTTTCGCTAACGCAGGGGTTTGTTCCATCACCGAATTCAGCTCTTCCCCACGTAACTGACCTGAGGCTAATGCTTGACCAAATTGGGTTAATGCCGCTTGGGCTGCGGTTGCACTCGCTCCTGAAATCGCTACCGCTTTTGAGACGGTTTCCGTGAGTTCAGCGACTTTTTGCTGACTTAATCCTAGGCGATCGGCATTATCCGCAAAACGCTGATAAATCTGTGCCGTCGCATCCAATGATTGATAGGTTCTTTGGGCAATATCATAGACCGCTTGTGTGGCTTTATTTAACTCGACAGAACTTTCTGTCACCAGTTTTAAGCGGTTCTGTAATTCCGTCCAACTATCGGCATAATTAATTACTTGATGAATGGATAATGCACTTGCGGTGACACTCGCAAAACGGGCAAAAAGCGCTGAGGATTTTGCGGTTTGCAATACCATTCGCTCTTGTTGCACGGTGATAGCTTGAAGGCTGACGCGAATACTTTGCCCAAATTGTTCTGTTTGGCGCTGGCTACGGTTGATCGCATTTGTGAAATTTGCCGTATTCAGTGTCAAATCAATATTTAATCTACCTAATGCTCCCGCCATAAATTCAATCCTTGGTATGAACACTACAAAAGCAAACTTTCACCCTGAATAAATGCAATATTCCTTGTTATTTGCTATTGATTTAATTATTGATAAACTGAAATTTCGAATAATAGAGGGGTTTTATGAGACTTATTCTGGCGTTATTACTACCTTGGTTACAATTTTTCACGATTGGTCGCCCATTTGCTGGCATCTTCTGCCTTATCCTACAAATCACCTTAATTGGGTGGATCCCTGCGGCTATCTGGTCGGTTTATGCCCTTTCTCAATACAATACGGATAAAAAAATTGAGAAAATGTCTCGCGGTGGTTAACGATTAAGCCCCACTGATGTGGGGCTATCGATTAGCTAATACACTCTCAGTGACGTTATCCCACACCTCTTCTTCCGTGATTTTCTTCTTCCACATCGGCATAAAATCCATCAATTCAGGCGGAGACGTTTTCGGATCACGATTTATCATCGCAAGAAGATGCGCCACTTGTGCCATCCGATAATCCTCTCGCCATAAACCAAAGGGTTGTTTGCGATAAAAAGCTTCATATTCACACAAGTGGCTTTCGGGCATTTGCTCGATTTCTGTGAGCGTTTTTCCCAATGCCAACGACAATATCAGTTGGAATTGTCGTCGGTCTCCGAGTTTTTTTCGCTATTCCCCGCTTCGGCTGTAAACACCGCATTAGAGAACCCTTGCCCTAGACGATTAAGACCTTTTAAATCTGCTTCATTTTCAGCATCAAAAAGCAGTTCTCCTTTTTCATCACACAACTTAAAGGCCAACATTCTGGCGACATCATATTCATCGTAAACACGATTTATCGCCTCATTAAATTGTTCGGGATCGTCTTCGTCTAAGTAAATATCCTGCGCTTCGGCGAGCTTGATTTTAATTTGGCGAAGTTTGCGCTGAATGTAATTCATGGTGCCAACATCCAGCTCTTTGACATAAAAAGTGTTGTCTAAATAGGTAAAAGGCGTCACTTTCAGTGCTTGGTTTAACACTAATTCACGCAATAAAGCGTTAGACATAATCACTCCTAAGTTTTTTATCGAGAAGGGAAAAGAGAAATAATGAGGTGGATGAATTAAGGGGTTATTTCTTCACATTCAAATAATCACGGCCAGACAATTTAATCGAGATCCCCGAATCCATCATTTGCCCTACACTGCCATCAATGTTCATGCCCGTTTCGACAGAGCCGTAATAAAACATGGAGCCTTCATCTCGCGTTAAGACCATTTTCACTGCGAATTTTTCTTTGCTGTTTTCATATTTACGCAAGAGTCGCTGCACATCACTGGAGCTATAACGTAAGAAGAAGGTCAATTTAATTGAGCCGTATTCCGTATCACCGGATTCATATTCCTTGCCATCACTGCAAATGGTGGTGACATCAATTTGTTCGGTTGTCGAACCGTCTTTACTGAAACTTTTTACCGCACAGAAATTATTAGACCATTGAATACGTTGTGCTTTGGCGTTTGAAAAATCCGTAGGTAGCGTTTTATCACTCCAATCCACTTCGTCGCACAGGGTCACTTTATTGCCATCAACCTGTGCAATGGGAAAACGCCCATCTAACTCCCCTAAACCCGATAACATAATCATGTCATCCGCTTTCAGTTTATTATTGGCGATGGTAATGGTTGCGGGTGATAACGTCGCTTCCGTCACTGTCATCGCCTCCCCTAAGCCTGTTTGCACAAAGATCTTCGTGCCGAGGAAAGGCGTCGCTTTATGGTTTTTTGACTTTGCCATATCCATTCCTTATTTATCTGATGAAATCATTAATTCAAGAACAAGCCGATGCAATTTGACATCCGCTTCATACCCAAAGACCGCATTCATTCGTTGTGCAAATGGGATTGCCTCGATAATCTGAGCCTCGATTTTTTTACGCAAGACCATGAGAGGTTGTGGTTGTGGCGCATACACATCAAGTTGCACGCGATAGTTGTCTAAATCCGTATCCTCCAGCGCACTGTTAGGCGTGATGCTGGCAAACTGGATCACAATGGCGGGATAATGCCCTTTGCCTTCAGGTAATACCTGAAAAAAAACCCTTCCATCGACAAGCGGTGAAAGGGTCTCTTTTAATTGCTGTATCATGATCTCTACCTTACTTTTTCAATGTCCTCTTTGAGTGTTTGAACAATCACTTTAGCCGTCGCTTCCTTTTTCGCTTCAAAACTGGGCCGCATAAACGGTTGTGCGGGCATCTTGGCGGTGCCAAACTCGACAAACCACCAATAAAACGGATCATTTGGGTTCAATGCCGCACTTTTTCCCGTTGCCTGTTTAAAGGCAGACACCTTTTTACCCGATAATGATTTCACCCAAATGCGCGTTTTAACTTGCCCATTGCGCTGCACTTTCGTTTTAGAACGAATATTGCGCTTGATGGTGCCTTTGCGTCGATGAGGCACCGTTTCCTTAAGAATAGGTACTCGATGTTTGATTTCTTCTTTTAACGCCGAAGCCCCTACATTCATCGCCTTACGCGCGCTTTGATTTCTGGTTTTACGGGCGATATCTTGCATTCGTTGAGCGAGTTCAGACAATCCACTGATTTTAATCTCACCCATCATTCACGCCCTCTTTGCACATTAATTGAAGCTCACGATGACGCTCATAAGGGTCAATAATCGAAATAATATTAAATAGTCGCTTACCCCATACAATACGCATCGAGGTATCAATATCAGCAATATAGCGAATAAGAATTCGCGTTGTGGCCTCACTTTGTACTTGCTGAGCTTGAAAATATTCTCGCCCTTGATAAGGCATGATCGCTGCACGTACTTTTGTCGCATGATCCGTCCAAATCACATCACTGCCACTGATGGCATCGGGCGCTAATACTGATTTTTGAATATGAATAGTGTGGCGTAATCGTCCTGCACGCATAAAACCTCCTACAACCCATAAATCCGGTAAGGTTGAAGTAGTGCGGTGACCGCAAAAGGTTGTGTAGAAAAAGCTTGCCCCGAAATTACCCCCTCACGATTTTCATACCATTGCGCAATTAATAAGAGCATTGCCGCAATCACATCATCCGTTAAGAACAAGGCTTCAGGATCTTCTTGTGCTTTATCCATCTCCTGAGTTTTATGTAATGTTCGACGCGTGTAATTTTCAACATATTTCACGGCGGAACCGATATACAGCGTCAATAAATTATCGTCATCCGTAAAATCAGGATCGATATTGCAATGCTGCTTCACCAATTCGAGAGAAAGCATTATTTCTCCTTTTTCGCCTTAATATTTCTTTTCGGTTCAGGTTCAATAACAAGATGTGCTTCTTCCTGTTCTTTGGCATAGCCTTTTTGAATTAACTCCCGTCCATGTTGCTCTAAGGTATCAATCTGCTCACCTTCAAGCACCACTCGTCCCTCAAAATAAATGGCTCGTAAGATGACTAATTTCATATCACCTCCAAAGAAAAAGCGGCCATAAAGACCGCCTTAGTTACATTAATCACTTGACGTTGCTACCGTAAAATCACCGTAAACAAAGGCTTCTGGGCGTTTGATCGCCAAAGCAAGACGCTCTTCACAACGGATAGAGATCATGTTTTTCTCAAAATCATCGGCGTTTTCCGTTGAAATCACCACATTCGTTTCTTCGCGATCAAAGAGCTGTGCACCCGCATTAAATGCCCCTGTTAAGAATTTCCCTTTAAACGCGGGGGTTTCTGTTGCTACAACCGGTAATCCCCATAAGGTCGGTCCTGTTAATGCGGAAGGATTAGCCAAAATATAACGCCCCAAAGAGTCTTTGGT